TCAGAATAGTATATAGGATCGCTTGCGTCAATTCCTTCCTCATTAGTTAATATATCGTGTATTGTAAAAGCAGCAGTTGTCATTACTTTATCATCACCAAACCACTCATTTTTATTAGCCCATTCTTCTGCTTTTGGATCTACTTGTGGTTTAGGTTGTTGTTGATTAAGTTGTTGGTTTTGCGGTGCTTGTGGTGCTGACTCTACGGTAATTTTGCTAGTAGCCAGTTTACTTTCTTCAATATTTATCTTATCAAGTATATCTTGCGCTTTGGTAACTTTATCCCAATCTTGATCTTGATAAGCTGATTTAAGAACTGCGTTTGCTTGCGCACGTTGAGATTTAAGTCTACTTTCAGCTTCAGTTTCATAATTACTTTTAAGCTGTGTACTACTTTGCTTCAACTGCTCATTTTCTGCTTGTAAATTTTTTGCATATTCATAAGCAGAATTAGCAGCCCTTTCTTGCTCT